ATTGGACCATGAGATTATTTGATCCATCGCAAGCTTTAAAGGAAAAGGCGCGGGATGACCCTTCCGTGAACTGCCAATTGAATATTCGAAAATATTGCCATGTAGTTTTGTATCCCTGACCTTTGTGTATTCATCCCGGTTTTTCACTCTTACAGCCTGCTTGTCATCGTAATGCCGCGATCTTTTCTCGCCTCTATGATCCAGACGTCCCTTGCATTTGCACGGAATACGGATGGGATTGAATGTCTTTGGTATCCCTTTTCCGAATGCGAACATGTATTCAAAGGATTGTTCATAGCGATTATGAGTGAGCGGTATGTAATTCCTTTTTTGAAAAATCATTGTGTCATGCAAATTAAAACCGATTGATTTGAAATAAAGAGCTTGTCTGAAGGATGTTCCGGTTTCGGATGAGTTAATCGTCGCATCGGCGACCACCCATATCACCATTCCGCCTTTTTTCATGATTCTGTAAATTGAGTTCGCGATATTTTCAAAATCAAACGAATACCCCTCATAAATTCTAAGATTGTCATATGGAGGCGACGTGACTATTAAATCCACGAAATCATCCGGCATGGATTTCATCGTGTCAAGGCAATTCTCATTGTAAATGGTGTTCAATTCAATCGTTTGCATTGACTATCTCTCCTTGAAGGACGCCATCCTCTATGATTATGTCGGCGTTTTGGTTATCCTCGACGCGCTCGATCCATATTTGCACATCCAACTTCTCCGCGCAATCCTTTAATAATTGAAGCGTCTCATGATCAAGAGCGGGTCCCTCCCTGACTAAAATGACTTTCAATTTGGGGTTGTTAAGTATCGCCAGTTTTACGGTGAACAATATTTTTTCAGCCTGCGATAATTGATCGAATTCATATCCGTTCACGTACAAGGTTTCATTTTTGAATGTAATATGATCCAAAGCGGCGGATTTTTTCCTTGTTTCATCAATTATATAATTCTGAATATCCTCAATTTCCTTTGTTATTGATTCATATTTTTGGGATATTTCATCGTAATAGGATTTGACTTCATCGTATCTTAATTTATTTCGATATCTGACATTGTTATCCTCTATATCCATCAATTTCTTGGTTAACAATGAAATATCTATTTTTTCCTTTCCATTTTTCCTTGTTAAGAGTTCATTTAAATCATTTTCAATTTTTTTTCTTTCATCATTAAGAACTCTTATTTTATACATGTATGATTCAATGTCTGAATCGATTGATTGCAATGTGGCGCGTATCTCCCTGATATTGCTGTCCAGTTCCGTCAATGAGTTATTCCATTCGGTTGCTCGATTAATCTCCTCGACCACTTCATCATGCCGAATGAATTCATCCGATCCGATATCCAAATTTTTTACTTGATCAAAACTCTTTTGCGCTTGTTTGTAACTTATCATGATATCCTTGCGCTTATCAAATAATTCGTACAGTCTCTCCTCCTCGACTGAAAAATCAAGCCCAAGGGCCTTTTTAATCCTTTTAACTCTCAATTTTGGCGGGAGATAAATAAATTCAATAGGATCAAAATTAAAATTTGATGATAATTCATTTAAAAAATCATAAGGGGAGTTAATAGTGTATCCATCCTTTCCTTGGATGGATATATATGATTTGCTATGCGATGTGAAAACTCTTCTTGCTATGAACTGCTCCGTTTCGACAATAATATATCCGTTATTTTGCCCTTCCGATACGACGTTCATTTCAGTCCCGTAAATGTTGGTTAAAGCGTATTCAATGCTGTCAAGCACCGTTGTCTTGCCCGCGCCATTCCTTCCTGATATCACAATGGAATTGCCTTTGGGTTCAATGATCGCCGTCGATATTTTTTTAATATTTTTAATCGTTAATCGAATAATGCGATTTCCGTCCTTCATTCGTAAAATATCTCCTTCATAATATTGTTCCAAACGTATGGTGGCAAAATGTCTTTCGCGATATCAAATAAAAAGTCATCATCCGCGATAAATAAATCCTTGCATCCACCGTAAAAATAATAAAATGGATGCGATATGATATCGTCATTTAAAAGGAAGAATATAAATATTTCCTTTTTATCCGGAAGTTTGAATGATACAAGGCATATCTCGCTGCTTGGTTTTTTATCGATTAACAAATCCTTTTTTACTTCATAACGATAAAACACCCACCATAACGGATAGGTGAGCAAATAATAATATCTTTTATTATTCAAATAAGATTTAAGTTTGTATATCACGAGGCGTTTCAATCCATCGCGCAGGCTATGCACTCGTTCCTCGCATGAAATTTTCCGAAGAAGTCCTTTGCGTCTTTTTTGCATGTTCATTCAATGGACTCCCCGATTATTTTCAGGGAGCCCGCATTCCGTGTTAAAACAAGTTGGATAATATTTCAACGCAAGCCACCTGATGATTTTCCTTGTTGTCAATGTATTGATACAGCGTCTTGACCGTTTTTTGTCTGGAGAATTCCAATATCTTCAACAAGTCGCCATTATATTCATTCGCGACGGCTGTGATCGCCGCATGGCGAAGCAGGTGCGGTCTGGCGAAAAAACCCGCTTTTTTCCCCATTGTTCTTATTCGATCGTAAATATGTCTTCCGGATGTGTGAAACAACGGCTCATCGTCGCTTTCGTATTTCGCAAACTTCATGTAATCCAGAATGGCCTCCGCCGCTTTCCTGGATATGTGAATGAGCGTTCTTCGCCCGTGCGATCCTTTGCCCATTATGTTAAGCGTTTGATTTACAGGATCGAAGTCAATTTTTCGCAATGTGGCGATCTCGTTTCTTCGCAAGCCGTTTTCGGCCAGCAATCGCAAAATCGCCCTGCTTTTATTATGCGATATGGAGTTTCGTTTTTCCGATAGCATCATATCGCGAACATTCTCGAATGTCAAAGGCTCCGGCTTTTTTTTCGGAACCGGCGCGGGAAGTTTCACCAATCTCAGTGAATCGTGGTTAATGTATTCGAAATCATATGCGATATTGATGATCCTTTTCAATGTGACAAGTCGCCGTCTCACCGTCGCCGGCGCCAGTCCCTTGCTTGTCATGTCGTTTTTGAACTTGTTCAGCGCCAGCATGTGCTCCGCCTTTGATTGTTCGGCGAAATCCGCGATGACTTCCGGAGTGTAATCCTTGCCGAAGAGCATCCTGAGGTCACAGCTTATGCTTTCTCTTGTGAATTTCGAATCGCTTGAGAGGATCATTTTCAATATCGACTCGCCTCTCTCTTTTTTGCTTAACTCCACCTTTGGTTCCATTTTTAGCACCTTTCCTTTTTTAACGATGAGCTCGCACTTTCGCTCATTGATGTTTGTTGACTGTTAAATTATATCATAGTATAATTGCGATGTCAATACGCGTTGAAAAAAAGTTCGTCGTCTGAATAGTTTTATTGCGATAGTCGCAATTCATTGTGTCATGATCTCTTGAGCGTGACAATGCGCATCCGTTCGATCGTCATTGAGCTTGAAAGCGCGCAACGCAATTCAATGCGAGTGAAGGCGAAAGCCGCCTTTCGGCGGCTCTGAACTCGGCGACATGAAATGGAATGCTTGCAATTGCATTATGATACGTTTCTGATTATAAAATATCGTATATAATAATTGCATGATCACTGCGCATGGACGGTTACGATGAGATACGATCTTGAATTGCGAAAGCAGGAAATAAAAAGACAAATTGTGAATTATATCGTGTCAGGCGAATCCATTTCGGACACCATCACCACCGTATTGGAAAATTATGAAGACATTGACATGTCTGAAGTTCATGATCTTATATCATCGGCTCTTGATTATATAAAAGAGAATCATGAAAGAAGACTTCAGTACGATTCAGCCATAAATCATCAACGATTGGAATACATATTGCGTCAGGTGTTAAGAAGGATTGACTGGGACGATGCGAATCCCAACATGGTGAAGGAAATACGGAACATAATTGTTGAAATGAATAAAATCTCCACATATGACAAAGAGCGGGTATATGCAAGAAACAATGATGAAAATTATGAAAATGATATTTTTGACGAACATTCGCTGAATGGAATAATAATGGGTGCGATAAAAAATGTGATTCAAAAAAAGGATGAGGAAGTGAGTGATGATAAATCAATTAAAAATATCGGAGGCGGTTCAAAGCATTCTTGACAAATTGGATGACAATCAGAAAAAACAGGTCATCCAATCGATCCTAAGGAATGATGGCAGGAACGGTATGTGGCGCGGAGGATACGAGCCCCCCGATTTCGAGGATTTTGTTTATTTATTGACATACGAACCCAACATACCCGGTTCCGGAATTATATTGTCCGATAGGCAAAAGCAATTATTTCAGAAATTTGGAAGAAATACGGCTGAAAGCATAGTGAGTGAAAATAACAAGCCGACGGAGCTTGTCACAATGTGGGGAAAGGGTTCCGGGAAGGATACAATGTCCGCATTGTACATATCCTATTTGTGTTATGTGTGTCTGAGCCTGAAAGGCGATGTGGCTTCAAGATTTGGATTGTATCCCGGAACGCCTTTGGCGATATTGAATGTCGCTCCGAACGAGGAGACGGCGAAACAGGTGTTTTTTAAATATTTATCGGGATTCATAAAAAGACCGTTATTCGCCCCATGGATGAAAAACCCCCGGACTCAGATACTATCCGATCAAATAAAGTTCCCTAATATAAATCTTGTATTGTATTCCAAGCATTCCAGAGCGTCCGGTTTGGACGGATACAATCTTATCGCATGGGTGATGGACGAGGCAGACGCCTTCATGGATGAAGGAAGGCATAACAACGCCAATACGATTCATCAAATTCTCAGATCATCAAGCATATCCAGAATGCGAAATCGGTGGGTGGGAATAGTCATTTCATATCCGCGATCGCCTGACGGATTCATGATGAAACTTGTCAACACCGCCATGCAGGATATTGAAAAGTACGGTGAGAATGCGCATTACGTCGTTGACATAGGATCATCGTTTGATGTGAATCCGCGCATCAGCCGAAACGATCCGGGAATCATATCGGATTACGAAACCGACCCTCAGGCCGCGAAGGCCATGTATGAATGCGATCCGCAATCGGTGAAGGATGCGTTTTTTGAATATCAAAGTAAAATCGATATGGCCATCGACAAGAACAGACTGCCATGCGTTGACGTTGTAATTGACAATCCGATAATGAGAGAGAGCGGAAGCGGTGATTTAATGGAGTTCGTCGGCTGTCACATCGAAGCCATAAGACCGGAAAGAGGAAGAACGTACTTTATCGGAGTTGACGCCGGCGTCGTTGGCGACGCATACGCGATATCGATGTTCAGCACGGATGACATGGGTGATATTCCCGAATGGATATGTCCGGATTGCTATCGGATGGGCGATTTCAAAAGCGATTACGAACAGGCGATTTCAGTGGGATACGAAAGGCAACCGATATGCGGAATATGCCTGGAAACAGCCGGTGTGAGATCGAAAACATTCGGATCAAAATGGTGGAGACGAAAGTCCGGCAATGCGAAAACGGTTGTCATAGATGGAATATCCGTGGATGTGACACCAATACGAGAGGAGTGCCTGATACATATTCAACCGGTGAAAACAATGGGAAATAATCGATACGGACGCCCTGTCGATCTCATATCCGTGCGCGCGCTGATAGCGAAGCTGATTCAAAATTTCAATCCCGCCGGCGTTATGTTTGACCCATGGCAGTCATATTCCATGATACAGGATTTGAGAAACGAATGCGGAGGCAATATCACCGACATATCATTCTCGCAAATGGAGCAATACAAACGCGCGCGTCTTGTTAAATCATTGCTGTACGGCGATTGCATTCGTCTTTTACCGAATGAGAGACGAGACAAGGAATGGAAAAATTTAATAAGAAACGGCTACAAGATTGACCATCCGATTGGCGGTTCAAAGGACCTGTACGATGCGGAGTCGATCGCCATTTATCAATGCGCGAAATGGAAGGGGCTTGAATCGATTGCAGGTAACATAATCATGGAAACGTCCTATGCAAGCGCGGGATATCAGATGAAAACGTATTAAAAGAAAAAGGTGTGAATGTTTTTAAAAGGAGTGGTAAAAAATGAGAAGTTTAAAAGTGTTTTTATCCATTATCGCATTCGCGACGCTTTCCATGATCGCCAACGCACAAATCAACGCTGTTCAGATTAAGAGCATAGTGGGGACCTCCAGCGGTTCCAATGTGATAGCGGGACCGGCCAAGCAGACATACGAGATCAATATCACTTATGTGACGGGCGTTGCGCCGCCATCCTGGTACGTTCAATCCGGACTTGCGTTATATGACGGACAGTATATGATGGATGGGAATTTCGTCTATGGCGACAGCGATGGAAATCAATGTGATTGCAGTGCATTGCGGATTACAAAATATTCGCAGACTGAAATTGACGCATTTACGAGGGTTGTATATTCATGCGCGTTAAGTCCTGGAGTTTTTGCATTCTATGACACCGCTTATTTTAAGATAACCAATCCGATTGTGAATGGCGTTGCGCGAACGCTTGTTGATTTCACAATAAAAAATTACAAAGGACAGGTGTGTTTGCATTCATCGGGGTATCTTGACGAATAACTGTTTTTAAGTTATGCAATAATATTTTGTGATATTCAAAATTAACTGGGAAAAGGAGATCGGATCCATCATCATTAATTTCGAATGATGATAACCGCCCAAAATCATGAAATTAACAGACGATGGAAAATTTGAATTTAATTTAATAGACAGATTGCGCATGGGTTCCAGTGGAATTGAAATAATCAAATCCATGGAAAAAATGTATCGCAATCTTTCCGAAAAGATAGGCGAGGCGAAAGAGGAAAATCCTCTTATCAACACCCATTTGGATTGGCAATCCAGTAATAATGTGCAACCAGGCGTTGCGGGCAAGGTCGGGTTGTCTTTCGCCACATTGCGTGAAATGTCATATACGGTGGATCCAATCATAGCGATTATAAATGAGCGCATTAGGCAAGTTACATCATTCAGCAGACGAGTGGATGCTCGACGAGGTCGTGTCCAAACTCCGGGATTTAGAATCCGATTAAACTCCTTGGAAAACGAGGCTTCCGCTCATGACATGCATATCATAGATGAATTGGAGAGATATATCGAGGAAACGGGATTTGTCGAACCCCCGGAAAATGAAAAACCTGATTCATGGACGCCCGGATTTGATTCCTTTTTATCTCAGATTGTACGGGATTCATTGACATTCGATTGGGTTTGCGTGCGAACATGGCCCGCATCCAAGAACCCGGAAAAATATCCCATAGTTGCATTTTGCGCGGAGGATGCCGGCTTGATAAGACGAACCATGTCGCGCGTCGTCGGTTTGAAACATGGCGTGCCGATGGTCGAGGAATATCAAAGAGAAAGAAAAAATACGAGCGATGATATAAAATATGTCATGTATTCCGATATTCAGGAAAGCGCGAAAATTGCTGAATTCACATCAAAGGAAATGTTTCACTGGATACGCAATCCACGAACGGATGTGACAAGTTACGGATATGGTTTCTCCGAAATGGATCAATGCTGGGTTCCCGCCACGATATGGCTGAACGCCAGAACTTATAACGCTGTAAGATTCCGCAAGGATTCAGTGCCAAAAGGTTTTATCACACTGTTTTCAAATATGAATGAACAGCAATTCATGCAATTCAGGTTGGCGTGGAAGCAGATGTGCGAAGGTCCTGAAAAAGCGTGGTCCATTCCCATTATAAAAACTCCGCCCGCGCCTGGAAACGTTGTCCAATGGAATTCAATCGATCCATCGCCAAGGGATATGGAATACCATCAATTCATGTTCATGGTGTCCATATGGATACATTCAATATTCGGCATTCATCCGGAGGAGACCGGATACGAGGCGTTGTCGCCATTCAAGCCTCCGTTATCCGAGGCGTCCCCGGAGGTTAAACTGAAAGCGTCCCAGGATAGCGGATTAACGCCTTTGTTGCGAAAAATCGAAGACATGATAAATCGTAATATCATATGGAAATTGTATCCCACCAAGAAATACAGATTTGAATTCGTTGGCATTGGCGATTACGATGAAATGCAGGATGTGCAAACTCGTTCCGCAAGGCTCGCCGCAGGATTAAGCACTCCGCGTCAGGAATGGGCGGAATTGGACCAAGCCATTCCCAAGGAGTTGGCGGATAGTCCGGCTTGGGATTTGCCCATGCCGATTATGCAGGGTCTGCAATATGTAACTCAGATGGAGGATCGGAAGGCGCAGGAGGAGATTTTGAAGCAAACCGAGAATAATGCGGCAAGTGACAATCAAATATCTCCTGCGGAAACCGCCGAATTGATGGGTGACGAGAACGCCATTCGAGCCCAGGATGAAGGCGAGGCCGCACCCGAAAATCCGTTAAGCGCGCTTATGGCGCAAATCAAATCCAATGGCGGGGGAAATCCGAATGGGGAAAATATGTCATCAACCCAAAAAGCGATGGATATCATAAATATTAAAAAGCTTGGTCGATTCTAAGGAGAATGTAAATGGCTCTGCAAACCAATAAGGTAGTTCAAGTATATCCAATGAATACGAGGGTGTCTCCGGATCCTCCCGTGACAATCGATAATGAAACCGGCAGAGGATGCATACTTCAAATCAATGTCACCGGCATCACCGGCACGGCGACGTTGACGGTGTCCATGAACGGACAAATATCGGATGAATCAACGCCGTATAATATTATTTCGTCTCCAACAATATCCGCTGTTGGCAGCGTGATATTAAGAGTTTATCCCGCGATCACTCCTGTTTCGAACGCCGCCGCCAGCGATATAATTCCGCGTTTTGTCAATGTATCATGCGCTCATGGCGGATCAGGAACGATAACGTATTCAATATACGCCAGCATCGCATTATGAGAATAAACAGCTCGGATATTAATATTGAAGCTCTCAGGCATTTGTTATGCGTTGAACCGCAAGTTTTAATCAATGAGCGCGAGGAGGCGAGAGATCGCGCCGATGATTGGATGATATTTATTTTGATATTGTTAAATTATTTCGCTTCCATCATGGATATTAATTACAAGTTTCTGAATTCAAATCAGGAAGTTACGGATAACACGATATCCGTCGCTGACGGAATATTAAGTTACGGAATGATGCATTCATATATGTTGGGTCGAAAGTCAGCCGGAAATCTGACAAGCATGTCCGATCATGAAATGATGGAAATCGAACCAATGATTGATGACAATGTCGATTATTTCGATGCGTTTCTATTGGCCATTCTTGCCGGAATGGATGAGGAGTCGCGAACAAAAAGGGTTGCCAAATATGAGGCGTCATTACGTAAAATATATTGGATTGGATTCGCGAAAGGTGATAAATCAAAAACAAGAAGGATACAATGGATAATGGATCCTGCCAAGGAGCATTGCAGTGATTGCTTGCGATTTTCACAAAAAGGACCTATGACAATGGATGAATTTTACAATGAATGCTTGTCGAAGGATTTGGTGCCTCAATCATACAATTTGGAGTGTCGCGGATTTAACTGCGGCTGTTATTTAAAGGATATTTACGAGGAGGATAATGCAAATGGCTAACAAGGAACTGATAGGCGATCAATTGAGAATGATGGACAGACTTCTCAAGGATGAGCAGGATGCTATTCGCACATACAAGGAAGCCATGAATGTCATGCCTCCGAATACAAGAAGAGTTCTTTATGAAATATTGCGTGATGAGTTAAATCACAAGGAGAAACTCCGCCGTATCCAGGATCATAACTCGGATATGGTCAAGAG